GACCGAATCCCAGACCGAAGCCCAGACCGAAGCCCCGACCGAATCCCTGACCAAAGCCCTGACCGAAGCCCTGACCGAATCCCAGACCGAAGCCCATTCACGGACCAAATCGATAATTTCGTCTGTTATTTCCGGCGGTTCGATCTCAAACGGATTGACTATCGGTTTGTATACAAGAATTGTATCTAGTTGTCTCTTCCATTCATAGAATGCCTTCCAACATACCTGCTCGTGGTTTTCTTCCATCCACGTTGGAATGGGTTTCTGGTCAATCCTGAACACCCATTTGTCAGGTTTTAGGTAGTTCTTGTTCTCTGGCGAGATCTCCACACGACAGAACGCAACTCTTTCTGCGTCTGCTGTATCGTCTGGAATATTGTTGAGTTCCAGTATTTCGTCATGAGAATCAACGGTAAATTTCCAGAAAACTGTTCCATCTTTCATCACGACACACGAGAAAGCATTACACATTTCATATCACTCCGAACGGCCCGCAGATTATGCCGGTAACTATCTTGATCAGCACCGGGAACAGTGGCGGTATGAAAAAGATCGGCGGCATTACCGCATCTCCTCCCAATAAGCTTTGAGATAATCGTCCCATGGGCAGACGTTTTTTGGACTCGGGACTTGATCCTCATCTCGAAGTAGATAGCAAGGCGATAGGTGAACAACGCATTCACAGCACCGAAACATCGGCATTATTCCTCCACCTTCCTACACCAGGACAGGAACCGGTCACGAGGCGGTATACCTGGGTTGGGGTTGGGTGTCTGCTCATCCCCGGTATATTCGATATTGTCCCCAGCCTTGACACCTGCGAGAAAGGGCAAGGACCAATACGTGCAGATCAACGGGGATTCCTCACCCTCAAGCAGGATGTAAGTCCTATACGGGCTCTGTGAGAGGATGTGCTCAACCGTGCCCGTCCCGAGGTATGCAGCAACCATTACCGCCACCCCGGGCGTTTTTCTTTTCCTTCCTTGAGCGCCTTGGCTGCCAATAGTTCCAGCGGGCTCATGATCTCAAACGTGCTGGGACCCCGCTCACCGCCATCGACATACGGCTTTATTCCCTCGTCACCAATGGCTTTGGCTACGTCTGACACAGAGATCGTCACCTTTTCCAGTTTAACATACAGTTCTGGGTATTCCTGCCGGAACTTGTCGATCCCGGTAGGCGTGAACTTCCTGACCCCGACTCTTCCGAGTTTCTCAACGATCTTTGCCGTCTGACTTTCCAGCATACCCGCCTGAACGCAGGCTGCTACACCCTGATCCAGCTTGTCCTGGATTCTGGCTCGCTGCTCTTCGAGATCGCGGATTGATTCGTTGATCGTGAAGATCTTGTCTTTCAGACGCAGAAGAGCAGCATGATCAACAACAATCTCTGCTGTCGCTGGCTGCTCAAGAATGACTTGTGCCGTCATTTCGTACACCTCTTTTCCTCGCACAACCGGCTGCACCTGTTCAAGCCGCTTGCAGAGCAGGAAGAGCAGGGTATGTCTTCGAGTTCAACCTCGACTCTCACCATGCTCTTCTGGTCAGCATAGCCATTGAGAGCGTTGATTGCCCGCTCTTTCATGCGTCCTGTCATTCGTCGAACACCGCCCCGCACGACTCACAGCAGAGCCGCTTCTCGTAGTCTGTCCGGGGGTGGCCTGACACATCGATCAGTGAGTCAACCGCCCCGCACGATTCACAAACCCGCTCGAACGCCACCGCTTCCCCGCACTCGCAGGTGAAGTAATCCCCGCCACCGTTGATCATTGAAAAGTTGCAGTTCGGACAGAGGACTTCTACCGAGTCGAGGCTCATTCCCTGTTCACCGCCTGGATCATGGCCTTGGCAAACAGCAGCCCCGCCTTGTAGCCCTCATTGTATTCAGGATACAGGCTCTTTGAGAACTGTTCGAGCTGGCGATCGATCGCGTCTTCAAGGCAGGACATTTTGATGTCGAGGTGCCCGATCCGTCGCAGTGCTGCCTGCAGATCGAGCCAGTCGTCCATGTGCTTGCGCTCACCGAACGGCAGATAATTCCCTGTCTCGCCATCGATCACCGGCGATATGGTTTTTTCCTCTGGCAGTCCAACTATAATATCGGCCTTTGGTTCCTCATGCCTGCAAGCTTCGGGGACCCTGGCCTTTTCAGTTTCACTCATTTTTCTCAACCTCTGTTTCAGTGTTCAGAATTCGGTACTTGCCCGTGGCAATTGCCGCCTCGACGTAATCAGGCGTCAGCCGCTTGCGCAGTGCGTCTGCCTGGTCAGGTGTCATCAGCGTGACTGCTTCGGTCATGCTGGGATAGCCTCCGGTATCTCAATCTCATGATTGCGGGCAAACTCACGCAGAGCCGCACGAACCGCCTGGGACGTGTTCTCGCAGAAGTCCCGGCGCACCATTTCATCGAGGATTACTTGCTCCCGGCCAGTTACCCGGACACTCAAGAACTTCCCCGTATTCTCTTCTGCCATAGTTACCGCATAATACCATAGCGTATTACAATATAAACTTTATCCAAGATTATTTTACGTGAACATTTATTACGTGGGACAAAATATTACCACATTATCATGGAGGGAGCAGGGTATGTCAGGACCAAAAGACGAATATCTGAACGTCAGGGTATCAGAAGAGATTCGGGCCAGAATAGACGAATTGGTGAAAAAGGGCCAATATTGAGGGTTGAGCACCAGATCCAGGCGCTATACCGAGCAATTGGAAAAATTGTGCGAGGGTAGCCAAGCCAGGCCAACGGCGTCAGGTTTAGGGCCTTATCTCGCAGGAGTTCTTGGGTTCGAATCCCATCCCTCGCATCAAGCCCGCCAGACGTAGACATTGGAGATCACCATCGGGACTTTTTCGCCCGGAGTGATGCTGCCCCCGCACTCAGCAGTCATCTGGAATGAGATCTGGAGAGTGGAGCCCTTCTGGTACTCTGTGTACCCATACCATGTCCCTGACGCACCCATCTGATCTCCGTTCAGGGCACCAGTGACACTCGACGAGCCGACACCATACCCCATGAGCTGAGGTGGGTTTCCTGCCGTCCACTGTGAAGACTGAACGTAATAGGTGAACATCTGCCGGTTGCAGTAGGCGCGGATCGGAATTGAAATGGTAGCTCCTGAGTGATACCGTTCCGGCCCGTACACAGCGCAATAGCAGGTGCAACCGTTTGCCGTGGTAGTTACAGGAGCCCACCCGGCATTCGTGCTCCAGGATGTCCAGGTAGCGTTGCCCATGAAGTCCGGGTAATCAGTGAGTCCTACCACCTGCCGCTTGTCGCCCTTGACAGGACAGACTAACAACGAATCGCCCGGGAATATCTGTGCGGGTTTGTATCCATACTTCTTTCCATCCCTCGCAGTGAAGATCAGAATATCGTCACCAGCGGTAATCGTCTTTGACATTATAGCCGAGGCGTGGCCCTTGATCCTCCCCGTCGGCAATATTAAGACATCATCACCTGGTCCCGGCATAATCCCTCACTGGTTCAATGGTTCGAAATAGCAATACCCTTCACCGCTGGCCAATTTCGCTATTCCTTTCCCTGTGCCTATTGTCGTGCATGTCGCCCGTTCAATCGAGGCAATATCAATCAGGACGTTGGTTTTCGTGATCTGTGCCTCGCGCTGAATGTCCTGCCCGAGCAGTCGTGTGAGTGATCGTGAGAGGGCCCACCGCTGATCGTGTGTGCAGGTTATCGTCGTGTAGCCTTTCAGTCCTTGAATACTGTGCTCGATTGCGATGATCCGCAGGTCCTCGTCATCGGGGACACCATCGAACCCGGTGAACCTGACTTTCTGGTATACCTCGAGATCAAACCGTTTCTTCATCGAGAACCTGTAAGTAGTGTTCTCGTTCTCGAACAGATCCAGCAGTTCGGCGGCTTTGGCGTCAGCCTTCGCCTGACAGAGCGTGTCGGTGGTATCAGTCGATTGGATGATATCAGCCAGTTCGATCTGGTATTCAATTGCCGGGACGGTCCCGGCTGTAACAGCAGCCGTTTCAGCAGTGCCGTAATAGTAGAGAGAGGTCGAGGTATTGATCCCGGTATACTTGTTGCCGAGCGTGACTCTGACCCTGTTGTACATTTCCGACTGATCGGCAATCACTTCCCGGCCTGACTCAACGGTATCGTCGCTCGAGTGAGCCGTGATATAAGCTGTGGCTGGCAGATTGAGTTTGGTGTCAACGTCATTCTCATGCACCCAGAAAAATTCAGGATACCAGACGCCGGAAATCAGGACTGGCTTGACCATGAACACCATATTGCAGTATTTGGCCACTTCCTCGATAGCCTGGAGTTTCGTCTGTTGCGGATCGAAAACGAATTGTTTCTTCTCGACAGTCGGCTTTGTCGCGTCGTATCCTGTGTCGCCGGTGTGGAGGCCCCAATTAGACACCTCATCTATTGTCCCGCCGCCGGAAACAGTGTGATAGATCCCGCACTTCCTGTCATCATAGTCAGGTGTGAGGACTCCTGTCGCTGCTACCTGCGTCCACCCAAACAACAACTTCTTGACTATGTTCGTCGGGTTCTCGTAACTGGTGATCAGGTTGTTCGAATAGGCTACCCAGGACTGATACTCTGTCGTTTCGAGGTATTGCCGCGAGAGGAACCACTCGTAGGTAAAAGCCTGGAGCGTCACCTTGTCAGCAGCCGCCGCATAAACTGACTGCTTGTTGGGGATTATACCGAGGAATAAGCAGCGATTAACGCCGTCATCGTCAGCCTTGATTGACTGGATCGGTACAAAATAGTCCGGCGTTGTCGTTTTGTCAATCACAACGGTTGTTGATCCCATAGCGTCAGTGATCGAGCGGGCATGAGTAGCCGACTCATAGAGGTAATCCTCCAAGGAAAGCGGTGCGTACGTCATGCTGCCGTATCCTGGCTGAACCCGACAGTGAATTGCCAGAGCCCGGGTTTAATCTGCTTGAACGAATCAAACCGCGAAATATAGCAGTTCTCTCTAATCACACCATTATACAACATCGTTTTCGGTAGTCCTACTCTGTCACGGAGATCCCGGATGTCCTGGTAGTCGTTCGTCAGGCACTCGCAAACCACATGAAAAGCGGTATATGTGCTGCTCTGGATCGATATCCTGCCGTCGTGCAGTTCTGTTTCAGTTAGCCGGATATTCCAATCCAATTCCGGTGGATTCTCGCTCTTGATATACAGCGTGATCCCGTCGAAACTTACACCGCCCTGCGCCGATTCAGTCTCTTCGGTGACCGCCCACGGCCCGAACGCGATAGGGCACGTGACAGTCGTGTTAGTTGTTGGAAGAGGTGCAACGCCAAAGAGGACTATTGTCATCTATAAGTCCTCCAGGCTGCCCCACCAGCCGTGAGACGGTTCTGGATTTACCCACGGTCTCAAGAAACACCAATCTACATAGGTATGGCGACCACTGTTGTAGGCGCCAATAAATATCCCCATACTGCCCTGTGGGGAGTTTGTAGCACTGAAAGCTTCAGCAGAATCCGAATCTGACATATAGTATGAGGCTGAACTTGAATCTACACAGATTTTCATCCTTGATAGTGATGACACATCTGTAGTCCTCGTAAGTTCTGTTGCAGATCCAGATCGTTTGTTCGAGAATTTCTTGGAGGCCGCACATTGGCACAACGCCCAGTCCGAAGTTGCATCATTTGACAACCCGCAATAATACGAGCCGTTCGTTGAGTCTGTGTCAAATCTGAATCTTGCCTCCATAGAAATTCCAGTATATGGCAATTTTATCGTGCTACACCACGAATCAGAATTTGAAATATCTACAATTCCACCAGAAAACGCTGGAGCAGTCCCGGTTGCGATATGAGTCCATACTGTAGTGTCCATTGCAGAATCGGTGTTGAAATCAGCATATACCGGAAAAGTGGTTTTTCCGTTTGATCCTGACGCGATAGCCCCGCCACCAAACACAATTTTGAGTATTGTCCCAGTCGTTGGTATATACGGAAATTTCACCCAGAAATCGGCATAGTTCGTTCCTGGAGAATCCGGATCAATGCAATATGCTAATGCCGCCCCATCATGCCCAATAAATCGTATATCTGAATAATCTGATCTCATTTCTGATGGGGGAATATAGCATGATCCAGAACTATTTGCGCCGTATCCTCTATATACCCTAAAACGCCGGATATAATTAGTCTGGTATGACGCAGCGCCCTCTATACGGTGATCCACGTAGCCAGTCATGTAGTCCGTCACGGGATCGGCATACAACTGACGTGAACGGCGAATCACAGCAGATCACGCAGCCTTTTCAACAGTTCCGATTACGGACGCTTGTTTCACAGCTACAACGTCAGCAGCAATCGTAGTTGTGGACGTTTTCACAGCGTCGAGTTTCGTTTCCAGTTCGAGTAGTTTGGCGAGTATTTCTGAATTGGTCGGCTGTTCTGGTGCTGGTTCGGGATCAGCAGGTTTTGGGTACCGGCGCTCTTTCGTCTCGTCAACACCAGGCTTGTGCTCGATGATGATCTCGACGATTTCGTTTCCCTCTACCCGCGAAGAGATGACGTCTATTGGGTATTCCACCATCAGAAGTTCACCTCTTCAACGCCGAATTCACAGCCTGTCTGAGCTGAGCCTGCCGCACAGTTGATGCAGGCGGTGGCTGTCATACCCGCGCCCACGGTCCCGAGCAGGGTGACCTCAAGAACAAGCCTCTGACCGGCAGCGAGGACCAGCGGGGTTGCAACGTCAGCAGTGACGTAGACGGTCTTGGCTGACGCTGTGACATATGCAGTAGTAGCGTTCGAGATTGCCGCTGCAAGCGTTTTGGTAGTCGCTGCTGTCACGTCTCCGTAGGTGTCAGTTCCCGTCAGAGTCCGAAGCCTGAACGTGACGCCGGTGAGAGTGCAGGCAGTAGTGCTGGACGATTTGACATTGACATTTGCCCAGAATTTCACCGGGCCGTAAATCGTCACAGGTTCCAAGAAATCCTCGGTTGAGAAGAACCGCGCCCGGTCAAGGATCGTTGTCCCGCTGGCAACTGAACCCTCGACAACAGCCACAGCGCCTTCGTTGTCAGACGGCTGTGGACGCCGTAATAGGACGTATTGCTGCGTCGCTGCGGTAGTCGTGCCGGTCTGTTCGTCTTTCTTCGCTGTCCAGGACGAGGGCAGCGTGATTGTTGCCCCGTTGGTCCCACCGAAAGCCTGGGCTGCCAGAACGACTCGCCGCAGTATTCCGGCGCTGTAATTCGTCACGCCCTGGATCAGGACGTCTTCACCGTTGACCGTCCGCTCGATTGACCGGAACAGGTCAACGCTCTGGTCAGTCTGGTCCGTGATTCCTGTAGTAGTATCAGCCATTTTCAAGTTCCTGCCTGTGTCGGGCACTGGATGTAGTAGTTATAGATTTCGCCTTCACCCATACTGAGGTCAGCGTCAAGCACCGCCCGCATAACAAGCGTCCCGGCGGTATTCTTGATCCCGATTTCCCGGACGGTCGTGGTTGTCGAAACCGTGTACTGTTTATACCACTGAATCGTGGTCGAGTTGATAACCGAAACAGTCGCCGCCAAGAGCGTTGTTGCGTGAGGCGTCACCAGATTCGTGTCGGACGCATTTGCAGGGGTTGAACCGCTGCCAAGCTGCATTTTCGTGGGTAAGTCGGTGCTCGTCCCTGCAATAATCTGAGCAAGCAGGGCTTTCCCCGCAGTCGTGAGCACCCCGGTTGCTGTTATGTCAGTCAATTGTGATCACCTGTATCCCAGTTTTGTGAGCGCCAAATTGCGGTCAGCCGCCACCTGGTTCATCACGTCTCGCGGTGTGAAGTTAGGAGTGAAGCTGCTGTTCTGCATGTTGACGTTTTGGATTATGCTGACGGGGCTGCCGACAAGCGACTTGAAACCCGGTGTGATTGGATTGCTTACCGAGATCCCACCGCTTGAAGAACCGCCGACAGAATACCCACCTGAAGAACCGCCTCCACCGCCACCACCTGATACTGAAATGCCGAAAGCGCTCATGATCCCGCCCCAGTACGAGGACATATTGTTGTTGAACGTCGCAGCCTGCGTCTGCCAGTTCGAGATTATATCCGAAACGTGCGTTGAGAGATTCGAGGCTGTTTCTGCGACACTCGTCCCGAAGTCTTTGACAGCGCCGGTTGTCGTTCTGGTGGTGGTAGCCTGCACATTCCCAGCATTGACCTGCCGCATTGCTACCTCGGTCACAATGCTCGGATCTGACAGAATGGACGTTTTCACGGCTGCTGGCTGTGGTGTTGCAGCTACAACCTCACCTGTCGCTGAATAGGTGGCTGCACTGACAGTTGTTGCCGCGCCCTGTGTCATGGCAACCTGTGAGCCTTTCAGGTATCCCGCTGAAATTGCACCGGCTTGAACGTTCGCCATGTCCTGCTGAAAACTGTTGTCAAGCCAGGTTATGAACTCCGGATCGCACCAGAGTGAAGCGTTGAAGTTTTGAGAGTTGGTTGAGCCTGGGTTGACTAATACGCAGGATACCGGGTCGTTGTTCGTCCCTGTCGGCAGAGAAGTCGTGATACTGCTACCCCCACCGCCGCCTACAACGCAGCCGTCACCGTAGTTGATTGTGGTTCCCTGTGACGATTGCCAGCCCTGCCCGCCGTAATAGACAGGCATTCCGGCGTATGGGTTCGTCCCGCTGCTGACGGATTCTGTTGTCTTGCTGAACGAGAACGCCGGGACTTTGAGCGTAGAGAGAGCGCTGTTCCACGTTGACGCTATTTTGCTCGCGGTTGTCTGTGCGGCGACAATACCGGCTGATTCGGACTGTCTGAACCCGGTTGTCACCCAGCGCCCGACGTCTGATTGCGTCCCGTTTATCGCCTTGTTCATTGACTCGGCGGCTTTCTTGCCTACCGACTCGCTGGATTTCCAGACATTCGATCCGGAAATGTCAATATTGAGAGAAGGCCCCGCAGAGTCTCTTCTGCCAGATTGAGCAAACGGCGAGTCCAGGGTGACTCCGACAGTGGTTGCGTCCGGTGGTGCCGATTGCGCCAGGTATTGGGTAGTGCTGGCGGTTCCCGCTCTCTGTGGATTCGAAACAGTCCCGGTATTATACCCCTGCATCGACTGATTCATGTTAATGATGTTCTGGTCAGTCTGGTAGTACACACCAGGAATTGGCGATTGGATCGGCTGATACAATGCCTGGATGCTCGATAGTTCGTTTAAACGTGATGTTGCCGTATTTGCTTCTGTTTGGATCTGCTGAAGCTTGCTGATTACCATACCGAGGAAAGTGCCAGTTCCATTGTCCTGAACACCGGCTACGCCCTCAAGTTTTGATTTTGCGGTGTCTGCTTCCCCGCCAGCCGTGGCTGCGTTCTTTGCGGCTTTTTCTGCTTCACCTGATGCGACTTGTGCCGCATCCCGTAAGTCAAACAAATGCCGGATCTGTTTGCCTGCCGCTTCTGACACATCGTCCATTGCAGCGGCAGCTTGGGTCTCGGTGATTATCCCTTTCTCAACGTCATCATACCATTTCTGGATGATTGGAGAGGATTCTTTCAACGCTTTCTTAAGATCATTTTGTGCTTTTTCGGCAGCATCATCGGCTTTCAGTTTCTTGTTCCCGGCTGTTTCGGCATTTGTAGTTGCGTCGATGTAAGAGTCGTATGCCGAATCCACCTCGTTGTATTTCGTCAGCAGGCCATCCAACAGTTTCTGTTGTTTCTCAACGGCACCGGAAAGCAGATCAACGCCACCAGAAGCATCGCCCATTTTCGAGCCCATGTCACCGGCAGCCTCGCCGGTATCACCGAGAAGTCCAATGACACCAGTGAGTAATCCACCAGAAGCGAAATTGTTCAGGACTTCCGTCACCTTGTCGCCAAAGAGAGAACTGAACGCATCATCAAGTTTCTGTTTCAGTGGTGCCGCTGCTTTCTCAATGGCGTTGAACGCCTTCGTTCCTGCTGATTCGAGAGTAGCAAAACTCTTCGACACAGAGCCGTTCTTGGCTTCCAGCAGCGCCAGGGTTCCAACGATGGCAACAAGCGCGATCGTCCACGGGTTCATCATGCTCGTGGCGTTGAATTCCAGCTGCATGAGTCGTGCTGCTGCGATTGCGCCTTTCACCTTGTTCCAGGTATCAATGAGCGCTGCTGCTGCGAGGATTGCCGGGCCGGTAGCCGCTGCTATTCCGGCTATCGCAAGAATAATTGTTTGAGTCCCCCCAGACAGGCCTGAAAACCAGTTCGTCACGCTCTCGAATATTTCGGCTAATTTCTCGATTACCGGCACCAATGTCCTTTGTGCAATCTCACCGAATTTCTGGAATGATGTGGTGAACCGGTTGATGGCGGCTTCCATTTCCGGGATCTTGTCAGTGCCGAATGCACCACCCAGGAACAGCCCGGTGATTGGGACAGTCAGGGACGCGGTGAGAGTCTGCCCGAGGGTACGCATCCCGCCGACGAGTTTTTCCATCTGCTCGTTCTGCTTGCGCCATGCGTCCATCGCCTTTTGAGCAGAGGAAGCGATCTCATCGCCTGCTTTCTTCCCGGCGTCACCTACCTTCTTGACGGACTTGGCGGCGTTATCAGCCTCTTTTTCCAGCTTGTCGAAACCTTTCCCGCCAATGTCAGACAGGCCCTTTTCCAGCCCGTCGATTTCCTTGTCGATGGTTTTCAGGCTGGCCTCGAAGTCTTTTGCATCCAGGTCGAGATCTATTTTCAGCCCGCCTACAGTTTCAACCATCAGAGTCCTCCGAATGCTTGTCGCAGCGTATCAGCCCCGCTTACGGGTTCTGGTTCTTTCGGTGGTGCAAACATAGCAGCGACGATTTCAGCGATCTTCGCGCCTAATCGAACAGCCCGTTCCTCTTCGATACGACAGGCGTTCTTGTAGTAGACGCCTAATTGCCCCGCCTGTAAGTTCATGCACTGGTCAAACGTCATGGTCGGAAACGTGGCGAGCACCTGAAAGATGATGGCGGCGAGGTTTTCCCGGAACTCGTCCACCTCATCGTCATCATCTACTCGTTTTTTTCGGCGTTCTTCGACAGTTCATTAACGAACAACGTGAACAGGTTCGATATGCGGTTTGCCGTCTGGTTCAGCAGGAAATCGCGGGTTACCCAGGGATTCTCCTGTTGCAGAACGGAAAGAACGCAATCAATCTGATCACCCATTGTAACCAGTTCGTTTGATTTCCGGCGCTGATTGATACGACGCCAGATGAGATCCGCTGATTTTATAGAAGGTGTTGGAAGGGCAATCCGCTGATCGCCCATGTTGTCCACGTACCCGATTATGAGGGGCAGAGCCTTCTCGTAATCAAACACCTTAACCGGCTGCTCTTCCTGTTCCCCGTCTAAATCTTCAGTCGTGCCTTACCACCGCCTCACGGGTTCTGGGAATCAGTGATCTTGAACAACTGATCGCCGGCAGTCCTGGTGGAATCCTCAATCGCCTCAATCTCAATCGGGATTGCCCAGGAACTGTTATTGCCGCCCTTGTCAGTCGGGAATGACGTTGGAAGCAGCGGCATGCCCTTGATTGACGCCTTGTAGATGTCCACAACAATCGTCTTGGCGGCGTCGTCAGTGTTGGTGAGTTTCAGTTCGAGGTAGTTTTTGCTCGTCTTTCCGCCGGTTGACAGCGTTTTGGTGGCGAGCGGGGTGTAGTCGTAGATGATGTGGACTGACTGCCCGGATGTGATATCCCCGGCGGTGTTCCTGATGATCCAGGTGTAGCCGTCCTCGTCAATGTGTGCGAGGTAGTCGTCTTCTGCAGTATACGTCACAGCATCAGTCCCGTCCTTGATCGACGTGATTGACACAGCGGCGTACTTGTTGGTACTCCAATGCCGGTAAGGGACCTTCGCTCGCTCGGTTGTCGTTGAGAACGTCAGCGTAGCGGTCGCACCTGTTACGGCGTCACCGGCTGTCGTTGAGTAGGTTGTCGCACCAGAGAGCAGGGTATTGAGCGCCGTCAAGTTGTACTCAATCAGATTAGCGCTGATCGTGAGTTTCTGAGCGCCGAGGAACTTGAGCACGTCGCCGGTATTGTCACCTTCAATCGTGAAATCCTCGACTTCCGGCCTTGTTCCTATTCCCGTTGCTGTTCCGAGGTTCGTGTAGGCGCCTGAGCTGCCGTAAGCGCGAGCCTCAATCTTTACTGAGCCGGTGCGGATGTCATCCGCGTCTACCGGCGTTGTCTGGTATACCATGTTTTCAAACCTCCTTGTATGTCAGGTTATAGTGCAAATGCCGCCCGTAGATTGCTAATTCAGGATTGGGCGCGTTGATCGACTGTGCGAGCGACGCAGTGAACGTCGTCGCAAGAAGCATTCTGGATTTTACAGCGGCTACGAGCGTCTTGAGCTGCGTGTAGCCGTCAACTGTGTCGGTGTCCTGCGTCCAACACGAATACCGGATCCGGCGGTAATAGTAGCCGTCGTAGCATTCGTCGTTTTCATCCACAGGGCTGTAAACAATATTCGGGAATACTGCGTCAAGTGGTGCAACATTCGGGTATATCCTGTCACTTACAAGCCCCGCTATGGTGGCGTCAGCGAGCAGGTGTGTCCTGACATCAACGTCAATATCCCGCGTCATTCCAGCACCTCGCGAATGGCACCAGCCACGGTTTTCAGGGTGTCCTCCCGCTTGGCGTTCATGGCGTCAAGCAGGAACGGGCGGCCTGGGACGTATGACCGGGACTCGCTGCCGAGGGAATACCTCGTCGCACCGGAAAACGATGCTCTGGAATGCCGGGTGAAGTGGCCTTCATGAACGAAAACATCATAATCCGTGCCTTTGACTTCGACCGAAGTGTGACAGCCCTCTTCAGTGTCAGTCGGTGTCTGGTCGCCGTCAATAGAGCTACGTAGCCGCCCGGTATCGAACGGTGCGTGCCAATACGGCGTTGATTGCGGCGAGCAGTAGTCCTTGGCCTCGTTCTCGATCCCGACAGCGGCTTTCCTCAATCCCGTTTTCGCAGATTCGAGGATTTCGCTGCGTTTTCCATCAATAGCCCGGATCAGTTCTTCCTTGCCGGTGATCGTCACCTTGAGGCCACCCATTTGTTCAGGACCTCCAGAGCGTTGCTATAATCGAAACAATTGTCCCAATAATAGCGATTACACCCGCGACAATCCCGGCATTCCGGACAGTAGCTTTTGATTCACCTGCTCTCCGGTCTTCTGACGATTCCAGGACTTCAACCCGTTTTGAGATCTCGCGGATTGATTCGGTATTATCCCGCGTCGCTTTCGAGCCGTTGATCTCAAGATCACGCAGTTTCGAGTCCTGGCACTCCTGCTGAGAAAGAAACCTCTGCAGAACTTCGTTCAGATGCCGGACTTCCGTCTGGGTAGTGATGCTGATCTTCAGCAGCTCGTCATGTCCCGGACATACTGCCTGGTTGCGTTCGTCAGCGTTCATGCCGCCTCCAATGTTGCTTCGTAGTGATCGATTCCCACCGCGTTGGTCCGAGGCACAACGCCGGTGATCGTCCATGTGCCAGAGAACCCGGTGTCGGTTGTAGTCAGCCGCCGGGTGACAGCGGACAGGATCACAGACGCCCCCACCATGCACTTTACAGGGCTTTTCACTACCTGTCCTGACTCAATGTATGTCGTGTTCTGAGTCGGGCTGTAAAAGCGGCAGTTGGCGCCTGTGGACTCGTTGACCCAATAGTAAGAGGGTTTCCCATCCGAGCCGGAATAATTGGCGATTGTGTTTACGACCGCTGCGCCTGTTGTTGCGCCTGTAACGGGTTCATTGGCTTGGAACGTTCCGGTGACGTTGATCAGGATGCAGTACCCCGCCTCGTCACCACCTGCCCAGGACCCAGAGGTGTGAGTATAGGTTTCAACTGTAGCGACTGCGTGTGAAGTCCCACCTGTCAATACCATACCCGCAGCGATCGCTGATGTGCCGGTCTTGATCGTGAGTTTCTGTTTCTGTCCACGCAGTTGCACGGTGCAGGTGTGAATCAGCCCTCGCAGGGTCATGTGTTCACCTTGAGCAGGTAGGTAATCGTTGTCTTGTCCTCGATGTACTTATCGAGCAAAGCAAACGCAGAATCACGAAGGTGTTTCGCAATGCCGAGCAAATCAACAGTGTCGGACTGCGAGTAATCCCCCGAACTGAATACAGGTGGGCTTTCCCCTGACATTCGGTTGTATACCAGAAGCCCCGCCTGTGCCAGCTTCAACGACGCACTTTTAGGCGCACCTGTAGAAGATCCTGCCAATCCATGCGGTGCGAGGTATGCATCAATTTCTCTGTCGCCGTCATCTATGATCGCTTGAAGCACGGTTGCTGAAGCAGTCGATCCAGAGATGTTCACAAGGTCAGCGGTCGTGCAGTAACTCAATACCCCACCTCCGGCCTGTCCCTGACGTCGAGCGTTCTGCTGTTCGTCCTGGTATCAGCAGGCGAAGAGCAGTACTTGAATGCCTCGCGCTGTTTGTCAGCCTCGCCGTTATGCGGGGTGCTGGATACCTCCAAAAACGCCTGCTCTGCTGCGGTGAACTGCGTCTTGTCTCTTGCGCACCGTTCGCGTTCCTCTGCGTATCTCTTCGACAGGTATTTGCCGCTGTTTTCAGAGGTGAGCATGGGGGGATTAGGCCCCCTGCTTAATATATGACTCGTGCTGTCGCGTTGGCTGCCAGGTAGTTGGTCCCAAACCGGGCACGGACTACACAGCCGAGAAGGTCCCTTACAGGGTCGTTGTATTTCTCGACGTAGATGTCCTTTTCCATCGCAATTGCACCCGCCCGCTTGGAATCGAGGACAAGCACACCGACTTCCCCGTTGGCGTCGAAATCCCATGCGTAGGTGGCGCTGTTGTCGGTGACACTGGTGCTGTAGACACTGCATCCGAGCAGAGTCCCGATCTTGCCAGAGAGGGTGACATCGGTTCCAACCTGAGTGTTCAGGCTGGTGAACTTCTCAAGCAGGAGGGCTTCTGCTTCCGGATGAACGATGATCGTGTCAGGGTTGTAGCCTGCCCCACGGACAGCGCTGATTGCGCCTGCCGTCTTGGTGAGGGTTGCCGCTGCGGTTGCCGCTTCAGCACAGTCCTGCTCAAGTCCGGAGTTCTGAAGGATCACCGACAGGGCTTCCTGGTTCAGGGTGTTCTCAAGCCGCTGGCCTGCCGCTGCGACTTCGAGTCCAATAACGTCGTAGAGTCCACGGTCAACCATCTCCTGCGAGATCATTGGGCGATCTCCCCACTTGTAGACGGTGAAGTCCCGCGTGGTGTAGGTCTGGTTATACATCGTGGCTTCGGCGCCTTCTGCGATCTTTGGCGCATAGGTGCCTGTTTCTCCAATTGGCACGGTGAGAGTTCCGGCCTTCGCCCCGAAGATCGGGATGGCCTGCCTCATGCACTTGACGGGCTGCGATCCTTCAAGAACGGTATTGTAGAATTCCGTCTGAACGAGCGACGTTGACGCAATATCAGTCGTGAGCAGAAGTTCACGGACCGAGACAACTTTGTCATCATGCCATGCTGACAGTTCTTTCGGAATGCTGTTCACGATCTGCTTCGTCTCGTGCGGTGCGTCTGCGGCTCCGATTGCGAGGCTTAGGTATTTGCTGAAGAGTTGTGTCATTTTGTCACCTCACTCGCTCGCCGTGTACAGCGGTGCAGGGTTGACCACGATCTGAACAGTCGATCCGACAGTCGAACCACCTACGACCGAGTTCTTGAGCGTATATCCGACAGGCCAGGCACCAGCGCCAACTGTGGCAGCGTGTGCGCCTATTGCAGGATCAAACTCACAGACAGTTCCGGCTACTGCGCCCACCTGGACCCAGTGCCCGGCGTCGATTGCGCCATTGTCGGTATCCAGCATGACGGTGAGGATCGAGCCGATCATTGCAACGTCAACAGGGCCGCCTACTGTGGCCTGTGAAGTGAGCGCTACACCGGCAACCATGCCGAGTCCGGTACCTGCGTGTGAGACATACTGGTCTTCCCCGGCTGCGTCAAAGGCGACAACTGAACCGCGAAGGATTGCGGCGGTTGCTTTGAAGGTCTTGGTTACTCCGAGATGCTCTGGTTTCGGGTCGAATGCGACGAGAGTTGTTGCGGTCATTTTAGTTCACCTGGTAGATCTCGCCGCGTTTCACGACGATTCGTGGCGGTTCTGCGAGTTCGCGGCTCTCAACACCGGCGTCAGTAAGAGTCGGTGTCGGTGCGTTCTCGATCTTCTCAAGGCGCTCGGAGAGTTCCTTGATCTGTCCAATTGCGTCGGTGAGTTCCTTGGGGATCTCAACCTTCGGAGCCTCAACGGGCTTCTGTGCGGCCTTCAGCGCTTCTAACTCCTTGACGAGCGGCGCTACGGCTCCTGCAATTGCTGTTTCGAGTTCTTTGGAATCCATGAAATCATCCTGCACCTGTTCCGGTGCGGGTTCGATTGCTGCTGCCTGCGGCTGCTCGTTTATACGGCAGAGTTTACAGGCCCCCTTGTTGACGAAAGCGAAGCCATAGAACGTGAGACTGTTCGCTTCCATCTGACGGGTCGCGGGATTGTATCGTTCATCCCCGCCGTGTTCGACTGAAACAAACGAGATCAGACCGTGCCTGATCATTTCCTGTGTATCGCGGCTTTTCTGCGTGAACGGGTGTACTCTCACGTCAGAGATCACACCATTGTGCAGCTTGCCGTCTTTCCCCGTGAACTGCCCATAATGCGGGTTGACAGCTTCGCCTACCTTGTCCGTGGTATCCCTCGGCACACCTCCGAGGTGGCGGCTCCAGCCCGAATGATCGAGCCAGTTCCCGGCGTATTCGCTCAACGCTTTGGGCGTGTAGTTGAGCGGTGTTCCGACTGCTGAATCGGTCCAGGTGCCTTCAGCCAGCATCGGCACGTCCTTGATCAGGAGACTGCCGTCTGACTCGGAGATCATCTGGCCTTTCTTGAACGGTATCGCAAGCGCCCGAATATGTGGCGTAGTGCCGGAGTGCTCTTGCGAGTTAGCGCCTCCGGTATGGGTAAGTGTATTCGGGAGAGAATTGGCTGCCAATTCTGGCATGCTAATATTGCTCTCTGTAGAGTATATTTACATGGGGAGAATGCAGTCTGACTTTAACCTGGTTATGACTGCTCTAACGCCTCGGGCTGTCCGAGGTGTTCCGAATAGAATAGAAAGATGGTATGCTGTGACAGTCGGCCATTCATCAAGATGCAGCCGGATATACTCGATCTCGGCTTTGGTGAACGGTTTCCTGAACGTCATGTCTGCCTATTTCTGAAAACTCTGATTACACAGTCCAATATTGTTTTTGCGCCGATTGCGAGCAGGGCAACGATGAGAAGATCTCCCGCCGTCACTGTCTCGCTCCGAAATGATGCCGACGCAGTGCTTCAACGTCCTTTTCCAGCGACTCGATCCGAAGGACAAGTGCCTTGACAATCTCGTCGGTCCCTGGTTCCTGCGTCGCCATTGGTTTGTACGGCTCGGTTGTTTTCGGTGTCGCTGCTTTCCTCACAGTTTCCACCCGTCCTTAATCATTTTGCACCGGGTGTTTTCGTTGAACCCAATCCTGCCTCTTCCGTCAGCAAACCAGTAATCAGGGTTCACTCTGAAAGATTCGAAGTGGAACCTGCCTTTCTCGTGTTCCTGGGTGATCCGCATCAGAAACCAGTCCAGGACCTCGCCGTAGTTCTCGTCATACGAAGCTAGGCAGATTGAAAACGGTATTACCCGCGTGAGAACGTCTTTTCGCCATTTCTGCCCTTCGTGTGTCAGGTATTCGTAATAGAGATCACGCAGTACTGCGGCGTTTCCGTAGGTTCCGTCAAGCCATTCCTTCGGTGCGGGTTTAATCAGGTTCAGCAGCCGGTAGAACAGCGCTTTGAACGGGCCGTGGAACCGGAACGAGTGCCCGTTTTCCTTGAGCACGTCTTCCGGGTTGTTGATTCCCCGTATAAGCCTGTGATTCTCAACGGATTCTGGTGGATTCATTGTATGCACCTATAATACACCGGCGGTCGCCCTCTCTTCTTGCTACCAGAATCTTTATATTCGCGCTCAACAAGCCCAAATGCCACCATATCGGTTAATAAATTATAAAAAGACGAAGCGTTGGGTATTTTTTCTGGGACAAACGCGTCTCGGAATTCTTTTGATCTAACCCACCCCAGGTTTGCTTCAAGAAAATTAACCATGTCACGCGCGTATTCTCGCGTTAATTTTGATTTGCGGGATTTTGTGAAAAGGGATATCCGTTGCTCCAGTAGAGATACCGGTTTAGAGACAGCCAATTGCGCTGTTGCAGCTGCAAACCCGTCAGAATATCCGCGAGTATAATCATTAGATGTCATGGGAATGCCCTCTTGATGCGATTGATCAGGTAATAGAAGCCGAAGAATGACGCCATTCCAAAAACAATGATGTAGACAGTCGTGATCTTCATGCAACCCCCTGCACAGTGCAACGACAACGCGGGTGTTTTGGAATAGCCGGGAACGAGTCCAAATCGTATTCGTTGCCGTCTTCGTTAATGCATGACTGACACGTCCGGCTGTCAATACCGGCAAGCCATTTCCCACGAACAAAACCAAGCGATTTAAGCCGCTGGATGTTGGCAGTGTTCACCGCATACATAGTCTCGGTGCGGGCGATCATTTCAGCACGGCTGCGACTCATTGGTTCTATTTCCCTGATCCTTCTGGCAATCTTGTCGTAACCCTCGCCTCTTTGCAAGCCGTCCACGACCTCGTTCATGATTCGCTTGTTCGACTCATCCAGGACGCCTTTCAGGTTCAGAACGCCTTTCTCTGTTAGTGCATCAATCGCTCGCTGATCCTGCGGTGAAGAGAGGAAGTTCGTCACCTTCTCACCGTGCTGGTAGTTGGCGAAGTTGAGCCCCTGTAAATAGGTTATAATTGTGTGCTCTTTCACGACTTTGCCGCCGTATAGCCCGAGGATCATGTTGGAGATCTGCGTCAGTTGCTGGCTCGTTATTGCCACGTCTATTCTCGCAGGCGGCGCTATTTCCAATTCCCTGCCGAAGAGCCGCAGCATTACCTCTTTCCAGTATTCGGTTATGAGCCGGTCGAGGTCCTTGGCGTAGGCGTCCTCGATCCGTTTGCTCATTGTTGGGTCGCGTTTATTCAGTTTCGACCGTCGCGTCTTCGGTTCCTTTTTCTGTATTATCGTCTGCGTAGAGATCAGCCTCCTCGTAATCAGCAACGCCAAACTGTTCCTGGACCCAGCCCTGCGGCAGTATGCTGAACGGGTCGCCGGGTGTTGCGCCCATGACCTGCGTGATCCACTGTGCCCGCGTTGCTTCGCCTTCAGGGTTCGGGCTATTGAACACGATCCAGACGAGTCCAGGTTTCCCTGTGATCCTGTCGATTACCTGCTCGTTTAGTGCAGCGGCAAACCGTCTTTGCATTGTCTGGATCTTGCCCATGAACACGCTGATACGGCTGACAGCGGTGTTGTCAGTGGTCCCCTCACGGAATCCCATCAACTCACCAGGGACTCCGATGGCCGCCGCCATTCTCCTGGTGCTGACGGCTGAGTACAGATCTACCGGCCCGGCACCGCCCTGATCCAGACTTGTGAATTTGACGAACCATTGCGTCACGAAATCGTGTTTTGGTTTCAGTTCGGAGAGTTTCGTTTCAATGTCTTTCAGCGCTGAATCCGGGACGGCTGTGCCAAGTGTCGGATCACCTACCTGACAATGACCTCTCGGGTATCCGTGCCTCTCGATTGCAGCGCTTGTTCCCTCGGCTACCTTGGCATCCCTTATTATGTCGTCGTAAGCCCGCTTGACGAGGCTTGATCCGTAGACACTTCCGGGACGGGAGAACAACTTGACGTGCAGCACCCGGAACGGTTCGAGGTTGACGATCTTTTTTTCGCCCATTGAGCCGGATGAGAGGTTGTACTCATACCCGGTGATCGTTCCGTACTGATCCTGCCGGACTTCGAATTTGGCGGCGTCTCGAGGGACGATTTTAGCAGGGGCGTTTCCGACTCGGGTCAGTGCCAGCTCAGCGAACCCGTCGCCTTTGACAAGAGCCTCGGTGATCAGTTCCCAGAAGATCTCTTCGTGATTCGCACCGTCCAGGAATTCCTGCACTCTCGGGATTGCGTTCTCGTCGCCCTCTAATCGCCAACCGTTCGACAGCATAAAGAGCGGGTAACAGTCGATCGCTTCAGTAGCAGGGCCACCAGAGTCATAGACGTTCTGGTAGGCTTCCAGTTGTGCCGTCGTTCTCTCTTTCTTACCAAAATATTCCGGGCTTTTCCCGGATACTTCGACAACGCATTTAAGAGGCTGTGTTGCCACTACGGGTGGCGCCAGTAATCGTTTCAGTCCTTCAAGCATTTTTTAAAACCTCGACTTCTGAACTCTTTGAAGCGGGTATCTTCTCGAACATCCTGCATAAACCGTCTTTGCCAATCAACACTATTTTAAACGCACAATCGTGATCGTAATCGCGAAAGAAACGACAATTTATATTTTCGCATAATGCATCCGTTGACATTCAGTACCTCCGTTTACCTACAACTGCGTAGGTTACACCGGATATCCCTGGCTGGCTGGACAGTTCAGTCAGCGCCCAGACAAGAGCGTCCATCCGGTCAGGGCTCTTTTCCCCCGGGACCCACTCGCAATTGTGGACGAGTATGCCATTGGCATAAAACTCTGGGACGCCGTCCACTTTTAAATTAAAAACAGGTATTTTTTTGGCGCTCTTTTTCACACTTGTAATAATAACGGCGCCGGCATTTTGTTGTGCAGAATTTTGCTCGCATCCCTGTTGATTCGAATATAGCCCCACAGGAGATGCAAATTTTCTTTTCAGGCTTTCTTTTACTCCACATCTCTTCAGTTTTCTTCCCTCTGTAACCAGGCTCCCAAGTGGCAAATCCCCCAGGATGTGTGAATTTGTGTTGAGACACGGTTTTAATTTCGAGGTTGTTGATGTCGTTGTTGAGTGGGTTCCCGTCCTTATGATGAATAAGGAATCCTTTTGGAATAGGGCCGTGTATGCTTTCCCAAATGATTCTATGTAACAACCCACCCGCTCGCTTATTTCTATAATACCCTTTATTATCGACTGCAAAGTAATGGCCGTTGTAGTATGTGCGTGGACCATATTTTTCCATGAATTTATCACATCTCCTTTTTGCAATTTTGATACTGTGATAAATCCTTTGTTTTCTACATATATCAAATGTCCCACTGTTGCCAATAAGTTACAATCATCAGACGTTGTTATCAGGTAGACTTCTTCCAAGTCTCCTGTTTGACCCACCCACGAAATAGGAAAAAGTCCATATCGTGTCCATATTTTGGTTCCAATTACCACCTCGTCAATACGTATTTGGCCATGTTCTGTCTCGACCAAAGTATCGCCGGATACGCACATCTGGTCTTCAAGCTGAGGGAATGTCCCAACATGGTGGACTTTGCCCTGTTCGTAGAGAGCGGCGATTGGTTCAGCCCGGATCAGTTTTCCCCGGCTGGCGTGCACGGCCTTGAACGGGATGTTGCGGTCAACTGTCCGTAGGTTGACTTCAACAAGATCACCGCCGTTGTTGACTTCCCCAATCACTCTGTCGGCTTTGGCTGCGTGGAATGCCCGGACTACTGCCACCGCCCACTCATTCGGCGTTCCCTGTAATGAGGAATCGTTCAGGACGTAATACTGCCCGCCTGCGTCTACACCTGCTGTCAGTATACCCGTCTCTGCCGATTCGTCTGTGCTTGAGACAGCAGGATCAACGCCCACAACTACCCGCACGAGTCCCGGTGCTGTGTCTACCCGCAGGTTCTCGATGACGTCTCTCTTCCAGAGTGCGTTTGGGTTGTCGTCCAGGATCTCGCCGTAGAGTTCCTGTCTTCCGAGTCTTGTCCCTTCATATTTTTCCCTGACTTTGGCGAGGAACTGCGGCGAGAGGTTGTCAGCGTTGTCGAAGGTTGAGAACCGGACGTCTATTGTGTCCTTGGCGTTGAGCAGGTCACGGATCAGCGGTATTGGCCTCGGTGTTGTCGTGACGAATACCTGCGGGTTGTCGCCTAATCGCAAACCCATCAGAAGGTTGTCCCAGGTGTCCTGCGGGTGCTTGAACTTCGCCAGTTCGTCTACCCATGCGGTGTCGTGTTGGGGTCCTCTGAGCTGATCAGGATCTTCGTCTGAATAGGCAACCGCTACTGCACCAGAGGGAAATGTCAACCGTCTTTTTGAGGGCTCATAAATAGGCTTCTCGTCTTCTCTTGCAACCTTACAGATCGAGGATTCACCCAGCTCGATCATAATGTCCCGGACATCAGCAGCGTTCTTACCGATCAGTGCTATGCTCTTGTAGCCGTCCCTGACTCGCTGTAATACCCACTCTGCACCTGCTCTTGTCTTGCCTCCACCTCTACCTGATCTCATTAAGTAACAGAACCAGGCTTTGTCTTTTGGAGGGATCTGGCCAGGGTGTGCGATCTTATCCCAGGCGTAATCGGTGCGCCAGACAAGTTCTCTTGCCAGGTTAACTTCCTCTGATGATTTCGCGAGCACGTCTGATCACCTCGTCATCGCTCAAGTGTGACAGCACCACAGGACCGCCGTCTTTGCCGGTGATTTCCCGTTCCTGCTTGTCTGTTTGTCCGAGGTATTGTTTCCCCAGCCAGATCAACAGGGCATTGCTGCCGTCCATTGCTGCCTGGTATTGCCGCCTGCGTAATGACGATTTGGCTGTGTTGAGCGCTCTTTTATACACCTGCAAAAACTCTTCGTTGTGCTCAAGCGTAGAAACGGACACTTTCAGGATTTGCGCTATTTCCTCGTGGGTGCACATTATACCGGCGAGATCTTCAACGAGTTCGAGATCAATAGGTTTCTTCGGACGCCCCACCACCTTTCTTTTCGTATTTTCACCGGATCTTTCTTGTCCGATTCCTGAATCTCGTTTATTTGGCGTCCGTTTCTGTGTCATTGTCAGTCTGGCTTTATTTTGAAGTTGTTTTCCTAAGATCGCCGGCGAATATTCTTTAGATTGATACGGGGTTGCCGGAATCGAACCGGCCAGAGGTTATGGATTTTACTGATGGATGCAGTTCCCAGGTATTGTATCGTATATTGCCACCTTTTAGGTCCCGTGTGCGTTGACAGAGCATGTTAGATACCGTTACCCCGCAGAGCCGTAGGCAGATCCCCTACGGAAACGCCGCCCGCTGGTAATGAGCCAGCACACTGCCCGACAGGGTGAGCGGCAAAAAGATTCATTTTTCAGAGTCTTTCTTAATCTCTGAATGTGCAAATGTTCCGTCCCAGCACCAGGACTCTACATTGACTATTGGGAATCCGGATGTCGTTGGGCGATCTCGGCGGCATTCACACAGGTTTTCCTCGTTCTTTTCATATTCTGGCCCGGAATATTTGCATGATTTGCATTTCCATATCGGTTTGTCCATGATTCACCTGAAAAATTACGAGGTTGGTTCCTCTGCCGGTTCTGACAGAGCCAGCAGCATGGAAACGATCTTGTTCACGAAGTAGACTATACCGGCCTGACTTGCGATTACGGCAAACCAGGTTGCCGCGTTTTCCATTGTCGCTTCTATTCCCTGATACCAGAGAATTACGCCGACTGCCAGAGAAATGATGAGAGTAGTGAGGAACTTACTCTTCTCGAATTTCACCGAGTTGTCAGCGGCTAATGCATTCGCGTAGCCGATCAGCCCATACGCCACAGCAACGACTATTGAGAGTGCCAGGCTGAACCAGATTGGGAGATCAGCAGTCATCAGTATTCACTCTCCGTGATCGTGACGAGGTATTCCTCACTGAAATAGTCCCAGAGCGGCATTCCGCCATTCATCTGACCTACCATGATCTGAATCCTGTGTGTTCCTTTTGCGTACGGATTAATCTCTGGCTCGTTGTCGTTCTGCTTTACATACCGCGGGTAGTTGAACGGGATCGGCATGCTCTTGTCGATCTGTGAATCGTTCCAGGTTGTGCCCATGGTATAGGCGTCACCGTCAACCTTGGCCTGATGTCCGTCAACAATGAGCCCGAATACCTCAGTACCCGGCGTTTCTGGTTTGAACGTAACGAAGAAGCCCTGCTGGATGTCGATCTGCCTGCATGTGACGGACTCAACCGGGCGAAGCTGCGCCTCGTCTGCTGTGAGTCCGATTCCGAGTATTTCTGAATTCCCGATTTCCATTTTAGACCTCGAAAGTAGAGTTAAAAATGTTCTTGAAACTTCTCCAGGTGGTTTTCTTGCCGACCTGGAAGTTCTTACCGCCGCCGGTGATCTTGCTATACTGATCGTTCTGCCAGCCTGGGACCTGCGTGAATGCATAGCCTGTCTGAGACTGTGCACTGAACGTGATTGTGCCGAATCCAGCCTTACCCTGTGCCGCTTGAGTGACTTCGAGCGTGTCCGGGATTTCGGAATCGAGCTGATTGATCCTGACAGCAGTATCAAGGGACGTGTTTGTCCCTATCACCGAGAGTTGCTGCGAGGCTCGTTCGTTTAATCCCGTTTCGTTGAATTCTGAATAGCAGGCACCGGATTCCTCGCTTACGGGTTCGAGGAAGTTCATGACGCCGGTGGTATGTGAAGCGGTGCCAAGCCCGTTCCAGGAGGCTTTCTTGGCTGAATCGTAGAGCAGGATGTCTCTTGTGTCAAGTTCTGTTTGAGAATCATACTGCCCTGATCCAGTACCGGCAATATGCCAGCCCTCAGAACCGATTACCGTTTCCTGGCCCGGTGCGAGCAGGTGCGTATTGATTGGCCCGTTGCTCGCCTGCCAACTGGTGAAGCCGTTTGAGATTACATAGTCCGAACCGTAAGCCGAGGTAAGTTCATTAAAAATGACGCCCTGGACCGGCGGGCAGAAGAGGCATGCAGCGGCAACAACGAGAGCAGCAGCGCCACCGAAAGCGCAGGAACGTTTTACTCTTGGTGTCGCTGTCTTCCAGCGATTTGCCATATATGGCTTAAATAGTGTTGATCCTGCTTAAATTGCTATGTATGTTCACTTAAGCGTGTTGAGCGTGTTGAAGAGAATAAAAAAGAGTTACTCCAGCCTGATTACAGCGACAGTTTTTCCTATCCAATCTGGAGGAACATATATGCCGCCGCTGGTTCCTCTGGCCTTCACGACCTTCTCGATCATTTCATATCCTGTGAGCGAAATGGTGTGAGGGAACGATTTTCGCCGTTCTGCCTGGTGTTCCCTGATATCTGCGAGCGATGTGACGCTCTGCATATCTTCTCCTGTCAGACAGCGTTGTTCCTTGTCCATTGCCCATATCGGGTAGCCGGTGTCAACATCTTCTGGGATTTCTACTGATGGCAGATCCGTAATATCGATCCGGCGCTTATAGAACTCGGCGTCTGCATCGGTGATTTCGCCATCAGCCACGGCCTCGCGAATCAGCACAGGGAACTCGTTGAGCATTTCGCGGAGATCGAAAATAGATTCCTTGTCCCAGCCGTTGATCCGTGCGATCATGTTTGTAATTGGCAGCATCATTTTTACCCATCCCAAAAATTCGTTTTCTAATCTCACACCGGAGCATATTTCCCTGAAACTCCAGCGTATTTGTATGCGATACTTAAACCCGCACCGTTTACAGCCGCGACGAATTCGTCGCGCTCCCAATGCCCGAGAATCGCATTTCCACGAAGTTCAAAGACTTTTCCGATCATGATCATCCACACCGATTCATCTGATTCTCTGGCCTTCTCATATTCACGAAGGAATAGAACGCGGTAGTCATTCACCGCATTCGAGATCTCAGGCGTTTTCATGTCACGACTCGCGCTCGTCTGTCCAATTTTTGATTTATCCTGCATCGTTCTCACCTGTTACAATATCTGTATTATATCTATCATTATAAATAACTTTCTATAACCAGCAAATAAAAATATTATTGTTGAGAGACCTCTTCCCGTGCTTTCATCAGATTTGTTTGATTTTTGCGCTTGGCAAACCGTCTCATTGCGATTTCGTTTTGTTTGCTGACGCAGTGAACAATGTCCCGTAATATTTCCTGTAATCTGGCAGCCTCCAATTCGCAATCGTCGCAATATGACGATGGCGCCACAATGTTTTTCAACTCTTCTTCAGAGTATACGCCCGATGCAACCAGAACAGGCAATGAATTTAAATTTGCGTCTTCAAATTCACACCCGCAATTTTGGCAATATGTCTTCATGTCCTAACCTCTCTGGCTTTCCATACTAAATAAGCCCGGCACACAGGACAGGTATATTCGCTGGCTATGTCCCAGTTCTCAAGTGGTATTGTCTGGCGGTAGCGGTTGACTGTTTGCATTTTGCCACAGAGTGAAGTGTCTTTTCCTTCAGCGAAAAAGTGGGCTTTCCCGTTGATGTGCCTACTGCTTGCCATCCAGGTGCCGTTCAATCAGCCACCTCTTCTTTGATCGCCATCCACAGATCGTGGCAGATTCCAGGGAATGTTCCTGTCATGAACTCGCTGTCTGACAGAAGTTTGTCGAGGTGCTTGTATTCCACGTAGACTTCCTGAATGTTCATCCCATCATCTCCCCAGCTTCCGGTTCTTCAGGCACGATTTCAAGCGGTGCGACTAATACCGCGTCAGCGTATGAGTCAGCGTCCTGAACCACCAGCACGTTCAGATCAAGTCCGTCCTGCGTCATTGTTTTTGTTGAGATCCTGACAGCATGACATTGCCCGATCAGACGCCAAGCCCGCTTAATGTTCTCTCTGGTGTAGGTCCCGATTATTTCGATTGCGTCGCCCGGCTCGATTACAGTCCTGCCGACTTCCAGGCCGGGTGAGGTATAGCGAGGGTGAGCTCTCACGACATCTCCTCCCACCGTGAACAGTAATCAAATTCGGTCGCAAACTTCATGCCGTTGCGTTTGCTGCATCCCGCGGCATAATTTTCCATCCATGACTTACAACTTTTACAGGACTTGGCGCGGACGAAGGTTATTTGTTTCCCACAATTCTCACATTTTCCCACAATCTTATTAAAATCCCCTGTGAACGTGTATAGCATTCCACCAAAATCATAAACAAATCTATGAAAACATGGCATAGGCTTCCACATAGTGCATACCGCGTTGGTTCCCTTCGGATTTCCACACCGTTCATAATGCCCGCAGTTTCCACAGTTGTGAGCAGTAACAAATTCCTCCACGTTGCTCATTCTTTCTTCCTCCAATCGGCATTACTACTTTCACCATATCCGGTTGTATGTGGGCATTTTGACGGTGTTATTTCGTTATTTATATCCAGATCGAGCCTATCATTATATTTACAAGCCTTGCGTTTGCACTTATTACATACCCATTTTGTCATTCTTTCGCCTCTATTTGAATGATGCACTCTCTCCTTACAACGAAATCACCTATTTCCTCTTTGCAGGTGAATGAAATGCAGCCTGGAGCATCCTGCCCGATTTTGTCATTGGGATAATCCTTGCGGTAAAATTCAACCACTTCCATGAACAGTCTATACGCAGCGAGTGTTTTCCTCATGGCTGCACCTTCAACCCATCCGGATATTCCTGCAGTGTACTATACCGCTGCAAACTGTCCTTGAAGAACACAGGAATGCCTGCTTGATTTGCAGATTCAACAATGGTGTTGAGCCATTCTGGATCCACTTCAATTGTCGGATTGGTTTGTGCCCCGATTATGATCCATTCGATCCCGGTGAGATCGCAATCAATATGCCCCAGAAGCGGTTCGAAACTGACAAATTTGTGCCATGCCCATGCCTGTTTTTTCAGCGTTTTGATCCGGTGAACATCATCCTGACAAGTCACCGAAGTCCCGAGCCAGACGTTATCCATGAAATCACCCGTTCCGAAATAATATCCGGGTGGACCATAGAGGAGGTCGCTGATCCTTGCTGGGTTCTTCGTCAATATCAGGTATTTATGCCAGTCGCATTTCGTCATCATACAGAAAACTTCGAGAATCCAGTTTGGATCCACCCAATCCCCAAACAAATCCGTCACTGATCCAACAAAGACTCTTGATGGTTTGGCCACTTTTGCAGGTTGTGGAAGTCGTTCTGGATGCCAAGTGGGTTCAAAGCCGTTAGGCCATGCCTTTGTCCCTTTGAACCTGGTCGCTATCTTCCGGGCATAGCAGTATGGGCATCCGTGAAGACAACCGGTAATAGGATTCCAGGTATAATGACACCATTCTATCGCGGACTTATTCATGGCTGCACCTTCAGATACGCACATGCCCCACCAAAAACGCCGAGGTAAAGTATTCGTTCCTCTTCAGTCAGGCTGTCAGTCTCAACGCTGTCGGCTCTCGCAGAGTATTCAGCCCGTTTCAGGATCTTGTTCAGCCGCAGTGCCCAGAGATCTTCAGAAGCCGCCAAAAGTGCGTCTGTGTCTGCGAGGATGGCTTCTCTCTCGTCGTTGTCTTTTGCTTGCAGGTAGTCCTGTTTCAGTTTGTTGATCGCCTCTGACACCTGCTCTTTGAGCCTGTCCGGCAGTTCTACGAGTCCTGGCGATTCCCGCTCTTCGTGGAATGCCATTCGGACAGCATGAAAAATAGGTTCGTCAGTCATTTCTTTTCCCTCTTCTGCAACTCCTCCCAGTAACTGTCGGGTCCGCTCGGGAACCGGCCTTCTGCACGGTCGATTGCTGCCCGATGCTGTGAGGCGACCCATGACGGGATGAACGTGATGATCTGATCCATCTCGATAGCGTTGCAGTCAAGGCAGCGGAAGATGTACTCAGTGGAAAGATACACGTCCTGATCCACCATTTTTTTGTGCCCTGTGCCGATGGCAGTCAGGATCATGTTCGGAGACTTGCACCGCTCGCAGATGAACGTGATCGTTACATGCGGCATTTGTGGGTGGATGATCGCATCAACAAAATGGGCATGGTACCCGGAGAGTGCGGTCATTTCTTTTCCCTCTTGCTTGGATTGAACCATTTCCCGCAGAACGGGCATTGTTTGTTTTTCTTCGCTGCACTCACCATTTCTCCCTGGCACTTGGGACATACCACCGTGCGCAGGGTTTGGCCTATGAGTTCTCGCTGGGTCACGTTACCACTTCCAATAGTTTGTGCGATTTTGGATCATACTCTGATTCTTTGATTGTCCATTCTTCCCCGAATTCATCCTTGATTTTGATCATTCTCTGGATTGGACTTTTCAGGAATTTCTCACAGGATTCTTGCTGTTTCTGAAGTTCTGAAATCTGGCTTTCAATGTCTTCGATCACTGCTAAGACATATTTTTCAGGTGTTTTTGTGAGAGCGTCCAATCTGGCCTTGAACCCTTCCATGAATATTTCCGATGGACTCCAGCCAGTAGCGTCTAAAAGAATGGCATAATTATGAGGTATAGAAACGGCTATTGAGCGCCGCCACTTGTGATCAGAGGTCCGAGGACGGCCCCTCATACGATCACCACATTTACTGTATTACGTGTATTACACGAAACCCACAACCCGGTGAATTTTGTGTAGTACAGTACATGTAATACACTAAATCTAAGTAAGTAAGTAAGTAGGAATATACATGTAATACACGAAAATAACCTCATTCTACATACCCCGCAAAAACGGCAGCGGTCAGTTCATTTAGTGCTTTTAGTCTGGTTTTTAGGTTGTCTACCTGCTGCTGGTGATCAATTCTCAATGGTAAGATCAAGCCGGTGCTCTCGACTTTGATCCTATATTGATCGAGCGCACCACCTGGTATTGGATAGAAGCGATATTCCGGGACATCCCGATCAAATACTAAATCTCCGGTATTCAAGAAATGCTGCAAATAAAAATAATAATGCTTGGATTTCCTATTTCCCAGGTTCCAGGAATCGAACAACAAATATAATTGTTCATGCAGTCTCTTGTGAGTGAGTTGATCGACTGCAATAAGGTTGTATTCGCGGTCATTCGTTGGATCGCAATCAATATGGTGAACGTGCTGCTTCATTCCCTCACCCAGTCCCGCATTTTAGCAAGGCTCAAGAACTCTTCTTCAGGCAGAATCACGAATGTTTTAGAGCGATTCCGCTTGAAGAACAAGACAGGTGTCAGGCCGTTGGCGTTCTTCTCTGCCTGCTCGATTGCCTGCCAGATTGCTATTCTCTCGGTGTTTTTGCACTCGATCGAATAGGGAAATCTTTCCTGCATTGCAGGCGACAACTTCACATCTCTGCCAGACTCGCCCATGATCGCGGGCTTGCAGTCGTCCTCGTGACAGCCGAAGATCTCTCTGATCTTGTCCACGACTTCATTCTGAAGCCGTCTTCCTTTGGCTTTCCCGGAACGCGGCGTCATACTGAAGCCCTCACCAAAACGCAGGACATGAACGTCTTGTTGTCACAGGCCGGACAGTGCATGGTGATCGTCTGCCCAACAATGGGGACGTCCCCTTTGTCCCAGGTCCAACCATGCACAGTTTTGCAGACAGGACACTGCCAAGAGAATGTGTGAGAGATTGTCATTCAGCAGCCACCCCTTTCTTTTGCCACAGCCCTTTCCCGGTGCAGTGAACCATTACCCTGCCAACCGGACAGCCACCGAACGCATTCCAGGTATGAATAGGGCAGAAAAACCGTGCGGAGTCATGAACGCATACCTGGATCTCTTCCGGACCCATTCGGCTATGCAGGCAATTGTCGCAGGATTGCGTCACGCTCTCACCTTGCAGCCAACCGGCTTTTCCCAGATCCCGACTTGAGTGTCGGAAATATTCGTCCAGCCTTCGTTCAGCAGCGTCATTGACACGTAGATCGTGCCTCTCTGGTAGCTCTGTTGAGAAAGAAACGGGGCAACGTCCGGGTTCTGCACGGCTGCCCGGTAGACTCTTCTGGCTCTGACGCAGAGGATCTTCTCTTGCTCAATGAGCGTTTCAATCTCTTGCAGGATCTCGTCGTGATTGCGAAAACGGTGCAGGCTCACGAGATCACTTCCTGTATACCGTCGATCCGCGAGACGGCCATAGTGCATTCCTGCAGCCTCATAAGAGCCTCTACCCTATGCCTGGGCAGGACGTAAGTCACGCCCTCGTAAATCGCCAGCAAAGCCTTCCCTGGTCTACTCTGCTTGCACATGCCGACAACCCGCTGCTGTGTCGAGCCGAAATCTTCCAGAGTTGTAACTCCGGTGCTTTCAGTAAGATCAACCGTTTTTATAGGATTCTGAAGCACTTCTTTCACGGCTTTGTTGCTCACGGTGAGAGTTCTTCCTGGGACTCGGATCTCAAGCGAAGAGCCCTTACCGAGGTAAGCAGAGCCGCATTCTGTGAGAGTCACAGATTCAGCCTCCGAAGCACCCACGTCTTGCAGTGGTGGTTCCTGCGGGTTTTTTCAGCGCCGAGAGTCCGAAGCGTTTTTGCGATCTTATAGTGTTTGCCGCTCGGTTTGAACTTCGACAGCAGCGGGTATTGTTTAGGGTGCTCTTCTACAAGCTGGCACATCTCGTCTACATAGACATAGATCCCGTTCCTGTGAGCGTGAATAAGTCGAATGACTTCCTGCCGGAATGCCTCTTTTCTTTCCTCTTGCTGCCTGCGGCGTTCATTGTTCATCTGCCGGTAGGCGTTTGGATTGCACTGCTGGCACAGATCATACTTCGTCCAGTGCTTGCCGCAACCGGCGCACATGTGCTTGCCGGACTCGATACCGAGGTGACAGCCTCGACATACAGGCTCACAGGCCATGATTTCGTCAAGGTATGCTTGTGATCCGTAGTCCTGCCTGGTCGGGTGGTGCGGAACGGTTGCAGGCTCACCACAATAGCAACATGTGGGAAACGCTTTCAGGAACTTCTCTTTGGCGGCTTTCCAGGCTTTTGACTTGTATACGCTTGATTGGGTGCGTTTGTGGTTCTCTGCACGGATTTCCTGCGGGCATCGAACCGTTGAGGGTATGGCGATCAATATGCCAACCCCTCTAACCGTGCTTGTTTGCCGCCTGGGAACAGATCGAGAACAGACTCCTTCCACCTGATCTGGTAATCGGTATGCCCGTTTCTCGCGTATGGGAAAGAGCCGCCATATTCATGGCCTTCCTTCGTCATGCGCCAGCCCTTCTCGCCCATGTATATGAGTCCCTGAATAGAGAGGAAACGATTGACAGCAGCGGCAGAAAGCCCGACTCTTGCGCCTATTTGCGTTGCGTTGAGGTATGGCGTGTCAACCTCTGGTGCAGGTGGGAGGATTCTCTTGTATGCGGTGAGGTCCATACCTGATGCATCTTCGGCAAGGTTCAGGGAAACTACACCTGCAATGCCTAATGGGACACCATAGAGGGTGTGCATGGCATGCCCGATGTTCAGGTAATCAACCGCGATTTGTCCCGCTGTGATCTGTGGTTTGCTGGGCGTCTGTCCGTCAAGAACTTTCCCGACTGTCTCGATCATCCACCTGCGGAAACGGATGACTCTTTCTTTCTTTTCATCGGGTAGACGCTTGTAATCTATTGTAGCCAGTAATGTCAGGACACCATCACGGGATAAACAAACGGTATTGCGCTCTCCTTTTATGGAGGTCATCATGACATCCATAACAAGCCCGTCGAATAACTCAGGATTCCTGGTGATTATTCTCCTCAATGCATCTGACTCTGTATCGAGGACTTTTGCTATGGCTCGAACAGGGAGGTAATATTTACCATCAACATTGACAATTGGGATCTCTTCATTTTCGAAAAGTTGAATGGTTGGCACGGGTAAAGACAAGAGGATCATTCCTTTGAAAACGGGTGATCAACCCGTGACCGGATCTTCCTGGTAGTTGGCCCGGTCGCGGGTTTGTTGTTCGACAATTCTTTAATCAGGTTCAGCCGCGTTGTGAACGGTCTGCTCAACATAATTGAGCCGTTTTTACTCACGCTTTCACCTGCTTGCCAGCTCTCCCTACCTCATCCACCCAAACAACCCCGTTCTTTGAGTGTAATCTCCATTTCTTCCCATCGAAAGAAGGAACCAAACCCATTTGCCACAACTTGACGGCAGATTCGAATGGGTATCCTTCGCAATCTATTTTCTCCGTATATTTCCAGGATTCTCTCGGTAGATTGAAAAACGAACAAGTATATACCCCGACCGAAGCCCAGACCGAATCCCTGACCGAAGCCCAGACCGAATCCCTGACCGAATCCCAGACCGAATCCCTGACCGAAGCCCAGACCGAATC